ATCCTACTCCTCCTACTCCTTCGTAATCAATATCATAAATTGGTTCAAGTTCTTTAAAGGTTAGATCCATAATGATAGAAACTGGTGTTCCATCGGCATATGTTGCGTAAATGTTTTCACCAGTATAATTGACGGTAATATCAGTTAGAGCACATTGTTTGAACCTGTGTAAAAACTTATGGTTGGATGCTCTGCCAGTATCTTTATCTGTTTCAACGTATCTTAATTCAAAGATATTTGGAGCACCTAAAAAGAATTGATCACTTGCTTTGGGTGCCATATTCTGTTTAAATGTTCTAATAATATTTTTTACTTCAGAAGATTCTTTTTCATCTCTAGGTGTCATTTTAAAAGAAAATCTAAAATTACGAATCGTTGGACCATTAAAAAGCAACTCCATATTTGGATTTAGAATTTGATTTTCACCTCTCGCAAGAATTTGATTTAGAGTAACATTACCAACTCCTGGAAGTTGAGCAGCAGAAGCAGCAAGTTGACCAAGAAAAATAGATTTTAAATTACCTGAACTTTGACCAATCGTATCTACAAAATCGGTCACTTTATTTGTTATATCTTGAGCCGAACCAGATCTCATTAAATTTCCAGCAAATCCAGCAACTTCGGCAGTTACTGCGTCTAAACTATCATCAGAATAAGTGACCTGATTAGAATCACTTATATTTGATGGCATTGGTAAAATAATTGTTGAGATTATAGTCTCAGCGGTAGCTTTGTTTTTTGCAAATCCTGGTTCTTCTAGAAGAACATTTCTTGTTGTTGTTAATTGTTTTTGATAAAGACCTCCAGGTCCAGTTCCACTAGGATTTTTTTGCCCGCTATTACGAAGAACTGTTCCTGTTGATGTATTTGTTTTTGTAATATTTGTTCCAAATTCAGTTTTAATCACCTGAATTTGAAGGTAATCTATACCTGCTTTTATATTTTCTCTTGGATACCTATAATTTGTTGCCATTTTGGCTATTTTTTAACTATTTAGACGGATATTGGCAAAAGGTATCTCTCTCAAATCGGCAAGTTCATCAGGATAAACCTCATACAATTGCCCAGCAACTTCACTCCAGGTATATTGTCTTAATTCACCCCAATGAAAGTTAATTGCTTTAAATCCCCACTTATAAACTTCAGTCACTGCGACTAGAGGATTTTGATCGTAAGATATATTTGGTGTTTTTGGGGAATAAACGAATGTATAATACTTTCCTGCCTGTGGAACTCGTCCACTTTCTTGTAAAACATCTAAAATTTCAAGCATTAAATCGTCAGGATCTTCATTACCAATTACATTGTCAATAATAGAACGAACCCGATTTTGATTATCATCAGTCGGATTTCCTTCTTGTCTTTGCTTGAGCGTCTTTCTAGGCATCTTAAATACCTAATTCGTTTTCTGTGAGAACTTTGAATTCATATCCACGATCAGCACACCATTCTTTTGCTGCTTCCCACTTTGCCTGATTCTTGGCATATTCGTATGCCTCATAGAGATACTTTTTAGTCTGTCTCTGTTGTTTGGGAGGAGGAGTCGTTTGTCTTTTTGGTTTAATCTCAATCAAATACTTTTTAACTTGACCACTAGATTCTTGAACTTTGATATAAAAATCAGGGAAGTATCTATGTGGTTTACTGTCTATTGGTGATCTATACCATACAAACATTTCTTCTGATCCCCATTCCAACACTTTCTCATTGAGGTCACAATAGACCATAAACTTTCTTTCCCACAATGATCGGTATATGATATTTGTCGGATCTCCCTTATATTTTTTGGGGAACGATGGTTGGTATTTTCCCTTATATGACATCTAAATACTTTATAATGTAAGGTTCGCACAAGGTATTTAGATGCCGGTCCCAGCAATTACTGACATTACAATGCGTAATGCCAAAGCATATTTTGGCAATATGGCAACGACCAATTTATATCAGGTCTTTATTGGTGATGGGTGGCAAGGAACATTTAAATCTCAATTGTTGAATAAGGAAGGTGTAGATTTTAGTTCTTTTGGAACTACTTTAGGATTAATGTGTAGTGATGCTTCTCTTCCTTCATCAACCTATGCGACTGCTGAGGTTAAAGATAATTTTATGGGAGTAACTCAAGAGTTCGCTCATACTAGAATCTATACTGACATTGATTTTACTTTTTATATTGATCACGACTATCAGGTTTTAAAATTTTTTGAATTCTGGATGAACTTTGTTTCTGGGGGTGGACCAGCACAAACTGCGGAGTTAAATTCATTCAGAAGATTTAACTATCCAAAGTACTATAAAAACTCTCAAGTTTATATTAAAAAGTTTGAAAGAGACTATCTACAGGGTGGAAAGTCAAGTATTAATTATCAATTTATTAATGCTTTCCCAAAGTCCATAACAAGTATTCCAGTAAGTTATGGTCCAACAGATTTAATGAAAATTACCGTAACGATGAATTATGATCGTTACTTGTATAATACCGAAGTTTCAAACGCTTCATCAAAAGAAAATCAAGGAACTCAACAAACTACGGAAAAACCAGTTCCTCCGACTCCTCCACAACCAACGACAGCACCATCAAATAGAGAACTAACACCGACAGAAATTCGTCAAGGTGTAAGAAGAGACCCAACAACTGGACGTTTAATACGCTGATAAATAATCACAACTGAATTTCTATAGGTCATTATGCCTTTACCAAAGATCTCTACGCCAACGTATGAGTTGGAATTGCCTTCTACTGGAAAGAAAATTAGATACAGACCATTTCTAGTCAGAGAAGAAAAAATTCTAATTATGGCACTGGAATCTGAAGATACGAAGCAGATTTCAAATGCGATTGTTCAAATTCTTTCCGACTGTATTGCTACAAAAACAGTAAAAGTTTCTGAACTTTCCACGTTTGATATTGAATATTTGTTTTTGAATGTTCGTGCCAAGTCTGTTGGTGAAACTGTTGAAGTGAATGTCACTTGTCCTGATGATGGTGAGACACAGGTTCAGATGGAACTCAACATTGATGACATTAAAGTTCAAAAAGATCCAAATCACTCCAATATTATTAAATTGGATGAGAATCTTTCAATGAAACTTAAGTATCCATCACTGGAACAATTTGTTGAAAATAACTTTGAAGTTAACGAGTCTGATTCAGATGTAAATAAGTCTTTGTCAATGATTATTTCTTGTATTGATATGGTTTATGATCAAGAAGAGTCTTGGAGTGCTGCTGATTGTAGCAAAAAAGAACTTGAAGAATTTGTGGAGCAAATGAATACAAAACAGTTTAAAGAAATTGAAAACTTCTTTGTGACGATGCCAAAACTATCTCACACAATCAAAGTCAAGAATCCAAATACTAAAGTTGAAAGTGAAGTTATCCTGGAGGGTCTGGCAAGTTTTTTCACCTGAGTATGGCTCATACTAATCTTGAGTCATACTACCAAACAAACTTTGCCCTCATGCAGCACCATAAATATTCATTGACTGAACTTGAAAATATGATGCCTTGGGAGCGTGAAGTTTATGTTGGATTGCTTCAAAATTACATAGAAGAAGAAAACTTAAAAGCACAACAGAGTGGAATTTAACAGTCCAATTTATAGAGCACCATCAGTACCAAAGATCAGTAGAAGAAATATTTCTTCTTCGGTAATGACTGGTGCTCAAATTGCGTCCACTCCTAAACTTAAAAAATCCGTATTTAGTTTTGTAAAACCATCTGAAACTAGAGCAACATTAAAAACAGAATCTACACAACTAGAAGCATTAGTAGAGACAAATAGAATTCTCGTTGAGATTCAAAAGCAATTATCACTAGATTTTGCGAATAGAATTGTTGAGAAACGACAAGAACTTCGTGGTTACAAACAAAGAGTCAGTAGAGAAAGAGCATCAAAGAAAGAACAGGCAATTGAATCTATTGGTAAGTTTGGATCAAATATTGTCAAAGCATTTGATAAAGTAGCGGCACCAGCGAAAGGAATCTTCCAAAGAATATTAGATTTCTTTAGTATTATTGTTACTGGATTAGTTGTCAATAATGCATTTAACTGGATTTCTAAAAAAGAAAATAGAGAAAAATTAGCAAAGTTTTTTGGATTTCTAGCAAATCACTGGAAAGAATTACTCGTAGTTTTTGGAACTTATAAACTTTTAAGATTAGTTCTTAAGATTAGAAAAATCTTAGATCTATTTAAAAGAAGACCACCTAGACCTCCTGGTGGTGGAGGAAGAGGTGGTGGTGGACCATCTGGTGGTGGCGGTCCTACTGGTGGTGGATGTGGTCCTGTCTTTAGTTGTATCGCTGGTATTGGTGGAGCGACAGCAGAATTATTAGCACAACAATTAAAGAAAACAAGAACTTTTAGACCTCTATTTGCTCCACCAGTAGTAAGACCTCCTACCATTACACCACCGACTCCAACTGGACAACCAACACAACAACCAACACAAAAACCACAAGGTAAACCTTGGTGGCAGAGTGGTTTGGATATTGTTGATATAGCAGCAGATATTGCCACTATAGTAGCAATTATTGCTTTACTTATACCAGCTCTTCCTGGAGATGAACCTGTAGCTATACCTCTTATTGGAAGACTGGCAGCAAAGTATGGAATTAAAACTGGTATAGGGCGAGGCGTAACGGCAGCAGCAAAAAATCCAATATCTAAAAAATCAGTCGGAACCACATCAGGACAATTTACTAATACTACCAGAATTCAATTAACAAAAATAGCTAAAAATAACCCAGATGATTTAATTCAATACTTGAATAGTAGTGATAAAACCGCCAGAGACATAGCAAGACAATTATGGCAAAAAAGTGGTAGAGAATTGCCACAAGGTTTTGTGCTTAAGTCTACTGGAGGGACAATTCCTGGATTCTCTTTAGGTGGAACGGTCGGCGGCACAGGACCAGGAAATGTTGATAGTGTTCCAGTAAAACTATCTCCTGGTGAAGAAGTTATTCGTACATCGGCAGCAAACTTATTCAGACCTCTTCTAAAGGACATCAATAACAATGCTGGCAGAATGTGGTTATCATTTAGTGCAGCAGTGAAGCAACTTGTCTCATCAAATGAGACAATGAGATATTCATTAAATGAATTAAGCAATAATTTACAACTTTTCAAGCAACAATTAGATCAATTTGTCAATAAAGAAAAAGACAAAAAGTTAAAAGGTGGACAAGGTGGTGGAACTTTTATACCCAAAGAAGTATCACCGAATCAAGCAGTTACAAATATTGTGATGCCAAGATCTGTCTCTAGATCTGATCTAAAGGCGACTAGAAGAGCACCAGCAAAAATGATTGTTCCCATAAATCTTCCAGAAGAAACAATCGTGGGCAATATGCCAGCGATAGATGGTGGAGTTGCTACTGAAGAACCATATAGGGACAGTATTAATATGTCAAATCCTTGGCGTAAAATTTCTACCGAAATGTACGGTATTTTTGTATAAGGTATGGAACAAATACAAGTACAAAAATTAAAGATTAACGCGACAAATATAAAAAATTCTCTTGTGAGTTATAATAAGCAACTCATCAAGTTAAGAAAAGACGAAGCTAGATTTTTATTTACAGAGACAGAAAGACAACAAGCAGAACAAAAAGAAAACAAGATAGAAAGAGGATCCATATCAAAATCTGTAGAATCAATCAAATCAAAAATTCTTTCTGGTCCCCTAGGATTTTTTGATAAGGTAAAAGAGTTTTTTGGAATTGTATTACTTGGATTACTAATAAACAATCTACCAAAGATTATAGAAAGTCTAAAGAAATTTTTCTCTGAAAATAAGTGGATCATTGATGCCACCAAGTTTACATTGAAAATTATTGGTGATGGTATAATGGGAATCATATGGTTAGTTGACAAATATCCAAAAGCAGTAATGCAAAATATTGATAAAGAAAGAGAAAAATTAAAAACAGAGGTGGATAAGTTAGTAAATGTCGCTGATGGTGTTTATAATTTTTGGAATAATCTTTTTGGATTTAATAATCCCCAACAAACTTCAAGCACAGCATCACCTCAGTCACAACCCAGTGGACCATCTTCCACACTACCTTCACCTACTGTTGTTGGATCAATACCAGTTACAAAACCTTCAACTAACACAACACCACAAACAGGAACTCCTTCTAGAAATACACCAGTTCAAAAATTTGCCAAAGGTGGTACAGTCAAACCTCAGGCGACAAAAACAACAGTTGCTGGTGGATTTAGAGGCACAACTCCATCGCCATTAGGTAGAAGAGCGATTGAAAGTGTTGATTCGTTTGAGGGGTTCAATCAAGTTGCTTCTGGCGTCAAACTTAACTCTATTTTGCTTGGTGAAAAAGATGGAGTTAATGATACTTTTTCTAGAGTGAATGAAAGTTTCCGACAGTTTTTAGATTTATTCGCCAATGCCGAAAAAGGAAAGCCATTTCCGACTCCAACTCCTCCAGGAACACCAAGAGTTGATGATCCATTTTCATCACCAACTGCTATTAAACTTGATCCATCTGACGTAATTGGAACAGTTGGATATACTGGAAGAGTGATTCCTGCTGGACCTGGGGGATCACACATACACATTGAAGATTATAGCACTCCAGGTGGCGGGATTCCAACAAGTGTAAAATCTAATATTTTGGTTAATGGTAAACCAATGACATCGGCACTAAGATTTAGTTCTGGAATTGGTATGAGAGAAGGTAAATTACACGCAGGTGAAGACTATGCTGGTAATCCTGGACAATCTATTACTCTTACTGGTGGATTAAAATTTGTAAGATTTGTCCCCCAAGGGTCCGATTCTTCTTTTGCTGGATATGGTAATGTTGTTGTTATACAGGATGCGAATGGTAAAAAGTATTTCCTTGGACACTTAAATTCTGGTCCAACTCCAGAATTGATTAAAAAAATTAAAGATCAACAAAAGAAAGTAGATGTTGTTGCTCCAGCAGTGAGAGGACTTGTTGATCAATTATTAAGACCAGAATATCGTGAATCAGAACCAGAAGTTTCTTTCGTCTTTACCAGAACAAGAACCAAAGTGATGCCATTTCCCGTCATAAAAGAGGTAAATAAGACTATAGCATCTAACAATAATTATTCAGAATCATCAGCACTCTGGGGATAAAGTAAATGTCAAGATCAGCATCAGCATCATCACTATATGAATCTTTATACATTGAGAAGAATGGTGTCAAAGTAGATCTATCTGGAAAAACAATCAATTTTTCATATTATGAGAGTTTATTATCTCCTATCATCACAGCAAGTATGGTGATTGTTGATACTGGATCATCTCTTCAGGCATCAAAAGAGCAGGATTCTTCTGAGCGAACAGGAACAATTGTAAGTTCATTACCAATCGTAGGAAATGAAGCGGTTTCTTTTAAAATTAAATCAAAATTAGGAACACTTAATTTTGAAAGAACTCCACTATATGTTAACGGTGCTCCTGTAGCAAAACAAGAGGGTAGCAGAGAAGTTGTCGCAATTAATCTTATATCTAAAGCTGCTAAAGACAATGAAACTTCTATTGTGAATAAAAAATATAAGGGAAATATTGCTGACAGTGTATTTAAAATATTGACTGAGATTTTGAAAGTTCCATCAAATAGAATTTTTATTGATCCTACTTTTAAAAATTACAACTTCTTTGGTGGAAATAAAGATCCATTTACTGTATTGATTAGTTTAGCATCCAAGTCTATTCCAAATGATAACAGTGATCCTGGATATTTCATTTATGAAAATCAAAATGGAATAAACTTTAAGTCCATAAGCAAGTTAATATCTGCGGAACCAGTAAATAAAAATAACCCATACAAAAAGTTCTCTGTTTTAAGAAAAGATGATGAGGAAAATGATTATAAAATTTTATCTATGTCCCAGTCTAGAAATCAAAGTTTATTGAATGTTTTGAGAAGTGGTGTTTACTCCTCAAGAAATATATTTTTCAATCCAAGAACGTTTGAATATAAAGAAGTCATTGTAAAATTGGGTGAAAAAGGACTTAAAGCACATCTTGGAAAAGATGTACAGGTCCCTCAAGAATTTGGCAATTATCATAGAACTCATTTTCATATTTTAGACATTGGTTGTTTAGAAGATGGCATTGACATTGAAACTAACAATAGTCCAGAATTATGGCAGGCATTATCAACTGTAAGATACAATTTACTGTTTACTCAAGTATTAAATATTACAGTCCCCTGTAATCCAAATTTAAAAGCTGGTGATGTAATTGAGTGTTTATTTGAAAAAAGAACCACAGATAATAGAAATCTAGGAGCATATGATGATCAGCAAAGTGGTAGATATTTGATCCTAGATCTGAGTCACAATTTTGATCCGACTCGTTCTTTTACTTCCTTAACATTAGTTAGAGATACTTATGGTAGATATAGTAAAAATAGCAAATCTAGAGGAGGTCTTGTAGGATGACGGCAAATATTGGATTTGCTGGAATTAACTATCAGTGGTTTATTGGGCAAGTTCCACCAAATCAAACTCTAGATAAAACTGATCCCGATGGTTGGGGAGATAGAGTTAAAGTAAGAATTGTAGGTATTCACGATAAGTCTGGAACTGTAACTCCAAACGATCAATTACCTTGGGCAATTGTGGAGAGACCAACAACTCAAGGAAACGCAAGTCGTGGATCAACAGGTCTTACTGGTGGAGAATGGGTAAGAGGATACTTTTTAGATCCTTTCAATCAAGTTCCAGTCATTACTGCTGTTCTAGGCAGAGGAACTTATGAGAACAATATTTCATTAGAAGAAGTAAAAACCCAAAAGTCAACAGAATTTAAAAACATCACAAGATATAATGCCTCTCAACCTCATAGTGGTCAAGTAATTGGTAGTGATAAGCCAACCGAAGCAGCGCAACCAACAAAACAAGATTTTGATAGGGCAAAAGAAATACCAAAAGATCAGAAAGATATTCAAAATAATAAAGAAAAAATATCATCAACACCAACAACAACCTCAACTGGAATACCAAGTGAACCAACAGTTAGACAAACCGCAGATGGTAAGTGGGAAGTTACGACTTATAAAAATGTAGATGGAGAACGAGAAGGATTTACTAGAGTTACAAATGAACCACCATCACAATCTGTAATTAATGCTGCTAGATTTGAACAATCCCAATATTACCAAAACGAGACAAATAGATTAAGTGTCACTCAATAATAAATATCAGAACAAGGAGGTAAGTTTATAATGTCAGGTTTTGTAAAGGGACAAGCGAGTTATTATGGTCCTGGTTTTCAGGGCAATAGAACTTCGCAAGGTGATCGTTTTGATACGGAAGAATATAGCGCAGCAATTCAAATAGACATTAGAAATCAGTTTGGTGTTCCTTCTGGAACTGGAAAAAAAGGATATGCTCGTGTTACTAATTTAGACACTGGAAAATCTATTCTGGTAAAAATTAATGATGTTGGACCACTTACTTCTGAGAGAGTAATTGATTTAAGTCAAGCATCTTTTAGATCATTATCACCAACAGGAACATTGGGTCCTGGTGTTTTAAGAAATATTAAAGTAGAATATCTTGGAGAATTTAAAAAAGGCAATCCTGTCGGTCCTACAACAACCCCAAGAAGAACACCAACTCCACCACCTCCAAGACCTACACAAGCAGAATTAGAAGTAGAACAATATCAAGAAACTCAAATAGAAATTCCACAATTACAAGAATCACCAGCAGAACAAGAACCATTAAGTCCATTCTATACTGATAAGGGAGTTAATAAGCTTAAAGAGGATGTTTCCACACTTACGGCACTTATTCAGAGCGAAGCAGTACAGTTAGATAATATTATCATTTCTGCTGGTCCACCACAACAAAGTTTATTAGATCGTATTGACGAATCTGGAATTACTCCAGAGTTGCTTAATGAATTTCCACAATATGCGGATCTGATTAACTCTTATAGTGATAAACAAAATGCACTTCAAGGATTAGAAGAAATACTTGAAAACTTTTTAAAGGACGTTGAAAAAACTTGTCCCGTTGCTTCTGAATTATCAACTTCTTGGTCCAATGAAGAGAGAAAATGTAGAGATGGATTCAACTATTCTGCGTTAAGAGCATTAGAAGCAGATATTGAGAAGCAATTAAATGAACTTCCCGATCCTTGTGGAAAGAGTACTCTTGCTGGAATTAATAATGCTCTACTAAACTTCTTTGATTTTCTCAAAGGAATTAAGAAATATTATAATCTCTATGTTCAGGGAACAATCAATAGAATTCAAAATTTAACTTCTATTATTGCCAGAACCGCCGACATTATAGCATCAATCTTAAAGTTACTCATTCAAAGAGTTCGTAATTATATTTTAAATCTCTTAAGAAAATTAATTGAAAAAACCATTGATCGCATTTTAACATCTTTATCTAAAAATCTTAAGAATGCTGTCATTAAAGCAATTGTTGATTCTTTAATCTGTAAGTTCAATGAGATTATTAAAGGATTAAGAAATCTCGTCGTAGATTTCCTATTTGCTCTCATTGGAAACGTAATCAATGCTCCTATTTGTGCCGTGGAGCAATTTACCAATGCTTTAATTAATAATATCGCAGTTCAAACAGACAGAGCACTCGCACCAATTCTTGCTGGAATTAATGATGTTCTTGGTGGAGTCGCTAAAATTGCGGGTAACGTCTTTCAGGCAATTGACTTTATTCTTGGATTTGAATCTTTCTTGTGTGCTAAACCAAAGTGCCCTCAAATTAAGTCGTGGAAAGCGTCTGCTGGAGCGGGACCAACTCCAGCAATGGAAGAATCATTCAAGAATTTCTTACCAATTCCTAACGCAGATCAAATTGAAGATGCTGTATTGGGTAAGGTGGATGAATTTATTGGAAATGCTCTTCCTGGTGTTTCAATTTTTGGTGATGAGAGACTTGAAGGAAACGTTCTTGCGAGTGGAACTCCACCTCCAGGAGTACAATGTTTCCCAGGTGCCTTCCGTTGTGGTCCACCTAACGTAGTGTTCTTTGGTGGTGGTGGAGTAGGAGCAATCGGAAATGCTGTTGTGAATTCACTTGGTGAAGTTGTGGGTGTTGATCTAACTTATGGTGGTGCTGGATATACGGCTCCCCCATTTGTCACATTCCAAGATAACTGTGGAAATGGAAATTATGCTTCAGGATACACGGTGATCAATAATGTTGGAGAAGTCACTGAAGTTGTTATGATTAATAGTGGTTCTAGTTATCTAAATTATGTTTCAGGAACTACAGAATTTGAAGAAATCCCACAAGAACTAATCACACCTGTAGAAACCACAACGAGAGAATATGTGACTTGTTTAGATCGTATTGAAATCATAAGCACTGGGATTGGATATCTACCTACAGATAGTGTTTCTATTACACCAGATCTACCAGGACTACAAGTTAAAGTTCAAATTACAGAGGTTGGTCAGATTGTATCAATGGAAGTTTTAAACTCTGGATGTGGGTTTGCCGAGATCCCAGAGATCACAATAAATAGTGATACTGGATCTGGATTACAAGTTCGTCCTGTGATGAGATTTGTGAATCGGCAGCAATATCTTAATGAACAACCAGATTTTGTTCCGTCCAGACTCATTAAAGTTATTGATTGTGTTACCAAGTAATGGCAAAAAAGAGATCACCGGAATATATTGTTACTGATAATGCTCACGGCACAATGTTCTTTGGTCCTGGTGGTCCCAAAGAAGCAGACGATGGCACCGAGTTTAGATTTTCAGTTGCTTCTAACTCAACGTTAAAGTATACGAATGACGGTGGCAAAACTGAGCACGTTCAAGGAAGGAATGTTATTACTTGTGGGCACAATCTAGCGCAAGGAAGAGACAAGGCAGAAGAAGAAGATATCGCCTATGGTGTTTACTGTGAGAATGGAGACATTGTTTTCTCGGCACCTTCTGGAAATGTAAAGATACTTGCGAAAAACATTTATCTTGAATCTCGTGGTCCCGACACTGATAATGGTGCCTTTCTGCTGAAAGCCAATGGTGGAATCACAATTGATAGTGGAGAACAACTGACTTTATCTGGAACCAAAGTTTGTGTCAGAGGAGAAGCAGAGGTCAACATTGTCACGGATCACTTTATCAATATGGTAGGTGAAATTATTCAAGGTGGATCACCATTCAGTCCACTACTAAATTCAATTCTACCATCGGTCATTACTGATTTATTAAACGGAGTCTCTGCGAGTTGTAAGTAATATGGCATTTTCTTTTAGTGAATCTTTTAATCTCAATGTAACGCACCCTATCTTTGATACTGCGTTAATCATTCCAAATGAAATTCGTGGATTATTTCCAGGAACGGCATCCATTTATGCTGGATATTTTGGTACAGGATCTTTATTTACATTAGGAACCACTGTCATTGGTGCTGGACCAGCGCCAGACAAACCACTGACAATGAATACTCTTGGACTGAATTTACACGATGGAATCACAACACAACTTGGAGTTCACGCTACAGTTGGAGAAAACATTACAACTGGAATTGAATTAAGAAGTTCCGTTGTATCTAACTCACTAACTGCTAAAGAAAGTTCTATCGTCGGAAAAGAAACAAACATTGTTGGAAAAAATGTCAATATTGGTGGTAAGGACATCTACATTGGGGGACCAACAATCAATATTGATGCCTTTGCTGGAAACATCACTGTAGGTAATCATACTTTATCGGCAAAGAAAGATTTTGATATTCCTCATCCAACAAAAGATGGGTGGAGATTAAGACACGTCTGTATAGAAGGACCATCCGCAGACGTTTATTATAGAGGAAAACTATCAGGAAATATTATTGAACTACCAGAATATTGGAAAGGTTTGGTAGATGAAGATACGATTACGGTATCTTTGACTCCAATTGGTGAGTATCAGCAACTATCTGTTGAAGTGATTCAAGATAACCGAATATATATTAAAAATCATTTGAATACAACATCTCATTGCTATTATCTCATCTGTGCTGAAAGAAAAGACGTTGAGCAAAACATTCCAGAATATCAAGGCGGATATGACGACTATCCAGGCAACAATACAGACTATATGAACTATCAAATTAACAGATTATGACAACTGGAGCACCAAAGGCAGCGATTGGATATTTACAGGAAGATTTAGATTCCTTGAATGAATACGGCACAAATCAAGTCAACGAAACTCCCACAGAGTCTCTGACATATAAGGATATAAATCAAAATCCTGATGGAACTTGGAATCAAAATGATAATATCGTTGAAAACCCAGTTAAACTTCCCACAACAATAAAGCAAAACGAATATCAAAAACTTGAAAATAAGATAGAAAGTCTACAAGAAAGTGCCGCGATTTTAGATCAAAAAATTCTAGACCTGAATAATCAGATTAATTTTAAGAAATCGCAGATCGTAAGTTTAGTATCTTCTGCTGTTGGTCTTGGATGTTCTGTCGGACTGACTACTACAAGTTCTGCCGCTCTGATTGTAAATAGTGTTCAGATTGGTTTTGGAAGCACTGTCTATCAGGATCAGGCAAAGAACAAAGTTTATAATGAACTTACGGATTACACTGCTAGAAATCCATTTATTACAGATTCTACAGTTACACTCTCATCATCAAATCTTGGAAATGGATATCAATCTGTAACGTCAAATAATGATGGATCCAATGTAGGAACTTATAGAACGGTATTTACAGTTGGTCACCCAGTACCAGTTAGTGCCACTTGTGTCGGATTTGCGAATTCTATTACTAGTATTGCTGCTGAATTAACATCATTAAGATCTCAAAGGGATTCGTATCTTACCAATGTCAATCTCGTAAAAGATGGAAAATTGGATGAAGAAATTATTTTATGGGGTAACAAATCTGCCGATGGACGAGTAGAAACCTTAAAGACGAATACACAATCATTAATGAATTCTATCAATTCCGTACCCGAGTTCCAGTGACCCTTGACACCCACCTCCATCTGCCCTATAATATGGGGGTAATCAACGGAACCACCAAATGAGCACCGCACAAGAGACCGTCCAAGGCATTGTGATTGATGTATGCACCCGCACTTTCCTTCTTCTGAGCGACCAGGGCAGCGAGCGTCTGGTTGAGTGTGATACTGTAGATGAGTTTATGAACGTGCTGGAAGTCGTGACTGCTCAACTTGACCCTGAGCAGATTGAGTATGCTGACCTCGCTATCTATGGTCAGGATAATAACTAAATATTAACCAAAATGGAAGTTTTCACTGTGGCAGAATTTCAAGAACGTTTTGACGAACTGATTGAAAGAGTAGAAAACGGAGAGCATTTAGGAATAGTAGATGAGAATGGTAAAGCAGCAGTTATGATACCTGCGGATGATGACCTCATACGAATATACACTGAGTGTAATAACGAGGCATCATAACCGCAAGGGAGCATAGCTTAATGGTTAGAGCGGCCTGCTTATAACGGGTTAGTCTGGGTTCAACTCCCAGTGTTCCTATTGGGTACAACAAGGAACGTTGTATTAAACGAAGGGTCCCCTCTGCTGAATCGTAGATTATCGTGGTCAGACACCCTCGCCCAAAATGCTGGTTTAGCAATCTGGCGAATGCAATCGACTCATAATCGATGGGAGGCGAGTTCGATCCTCGCAACCAGCACTTGCCGTGGTTCATAACTTATGATAGAATCCAGTGGGGCATCTATCAAAAGGTTTTGATTTAGTCTCACAAACACACGGCACCAAACACTTGGCGGTGTAGCCCAGCGGAAGAGGCAAACGACTTAAAATCGTTCAAGGGTGGGTTCGAATCCCACCACCGCTATTAAAAATAAATATAAGATATGGGAGTAAGTCCTATGTCTTATCGTATTGATCACGCATACTGCTGGTATAACGATGGCAGTATGATCGTGAAGATGTATTTTATCAATCACGTTCCTTTCACATTTGACGAACTTCCTGACGGTCATTTATACGATCAAGATCTTTGTAGAGCAGCAGATAAGAATCGTACATTTGAACCAGAAGACTTATATAGAAGTTCTTTTTATCTGATAGATGAAGAGGTACATCCTTGCTTCTTTCCAGTTGAGTTAGAGAATCCTGAAGATATGCCAGACGATGTGATTGAGTATGACGAGGAAGATTTAATGGGATAAATAAAAGATAATGAGATCTCAACGAATAGAAAAATGCCGTTAAATAAACTTGAGAATTTTATCAAGAACACAGAAGGGCGTATATTATATGTAAATCCTAATGATATTGACGCAACTGATAGCATATCAAATCAGGGTAACTCACTGACTCAACCGTTCAAAACGATTCAGAGAGCACTTCTTGAGTCAGCAAGATTCTCCTACTTAAGAGGCAGCAATAACGATATTACAGAAAAGACAACAATTCTTCTGTTTCCTGGTGAGCACGTCGTTGACAACCGTCCAGGATTTGCGATCAAAGATGTTGGTGGAGTTGCGACAGCAGTATCGCCATCAGGAGCAGAAACGGCAGCACAAGATACTCTGACTCTTACATTATCGTCAAACTTTGATCTCACACAGAACGATAATATTCTCTATAAGTTCAACAGTATTAATGGTGGTGTTGTTGTTCCTAGAGGTACTTCAATCGTTGGTCTAGACTTAAGAAAGACCAAGATTCGTCCAAAGTATGTTCCAAACCCAACTGATCCAAGTGTAGCAAAGTC